GTATAGAAGGTTTTTAAACAAGGATGATTATTTGGGTATCATTACAGAAGATGCCTTGTTACAGCTTACCCGTGGAAAAGATATTTGTTTTGTGCAGGCAGAACAAGCCGCTGAAGCATCTATTATGGATTACCTTACTGAAAATTACGAAATTGAACGCGAACTAAATCGCGGTAAATTCATCTTTGAATATGATCGAAGAATCAGTTATCCTATAGGATGCCATTTTTACCTTGACGGGAAAATATGCGAAGTAATTCAAGCTATCAATGGCTACAAAGCCCCTTGCCCTACTTCTTATTGGCACGAAACAGAAGAAATACTTAACCTGGAAGAAATAGAACAATACAGCCAGATGAAAAACTATCGGCCTGGAGATGTGGCAAAGTTCTTGGGTCAGGCATATATATGTGACATCGCCAATGGCATAGATTTCAATGATATTCGTATCCCGGAAGTTAATGCCTGGGAAATGGTTAATACATACAAGTGGGACACCGTTCCATACAATGAATGGGAAGTTGTAGAATATGAAGGCAAATTCTTCACCTTGCTAACAACGGATAATTATGACTATTTGGTCAATCCGATGGAGTCTGACTGTTGGGGGATGATTGGAGAATATGACCCTTCACTCAATTCTTATGAATTGTCAGAACACGAATATGTAGAATATAAAGGAAAAATTTATTATCCTATTATCAATCCCAATGCTGATGTACCGGAACTGGAAAGGAATATCAGACACCATGACCCAAGAAACTACAACTTGAAACGCCACATGGTTCAACTGTCATTATACGAGTTGCACAAACTGATTTCTCCGAACAATATCAGTACTGTACGAATTGATGACTACGACCATTCTATGCAATGGTTAAAAGACGCTTCCAGATTAAAATTAAATCCTCAAATTCCGAGAAAAATTGATAACAAGAAAGAACCTCTTACTGACTGGCAGATGGCAACCTTTCAAACATCTTATGACCCATATCAAAACCCTTGGCATGTATAAAAACTTTTCATAAGGGCTGCAAGCGTTGTTCTTAACCTAAATGATGCGGTGAGTAATAGTAATGCTACTCATCGCATTTTTGTTAATGCTGCTATAAATACTGAACTTGATCCTACTGATTGTGTTAAAAGTAGTGCTGATAAGGATGATTTTAATGGTGATACAAGAAAAAGTAAAACTAATGTTGTATCTTTGTATTGCAAAACAATTGATTTATGGCAGTTTATATCAAACCAATACCAACATTAACCGGCAAAGTCGCAGAAAAATTTGAAAAGATTGCCCGTGAGAATGAAAAAAAACGAGGAACTGTTGATTTTTCACGTGAAGTAGAGATGACCAAAAGGATTTTGGAAAAATCAAACCTGCGTAGATTCAAATAGTGGGTACATTTATTGAAGATAATTGCGAATTTGTTGAATGGAGCAGAACTCTAATAGAGAATTGCTCTGATTTTTCATGTAATCACGACAAGGATATTGAAAACTTCTTCAAAGATGATTTTGAAAATTACACCAATCAATTACTTGGTAAATCATACGGTTTTGTCAAGACCAATACTTCTTTAGAATTGGTTGCGGCATTTACTGTGTCCAATTCAATGTTACCCGTTTCATCCTTACCTAAGAACATAAGAAACAAAATAAATCGCCCAATACCCAACGTCAAGCGCAACTCTCAATATCCAGCTGTATTGGTTGGACAATTGGCTGTATTTGATTCTTTTGCCGGAAAACATATTGGTGATGAAATCTTGTCTTTTATAAAAGGTTGGTTTATTGATCCATTAAATAAGACTGGATGTCGTTATATTATTGTAGATGCCGCCAATAATGAAAAAGTGATAGATTTTTATCAACGTAATGGATTTAAATTTATATTTGAAAATATTACAGAGGAGATAGAATACATGAAACTGGACCTGGAACCAGAGTATAAACGTACCCGTTTAATGTATTTTGATTTGATTATCCTAAAATCATAATTCACTTTCTTCTAACAAAAGAAAATACCTCGGTCACTTAGGGTGAATACCATATGTCAAAACAGTAATCTGGGCTTTTACCTATTTGGGTAGGTCATAAATGACACACAGTGCAAAGTAACCGAGGCATATATTTTATCTATTCGTCATATTAACGAAGTTCATCAAGTCTTGTTCCTTTATCAATATTCGTCCGGCTGGCTTAGTGTATGGTATCCTTCCTTCAGCCAAGTATCGTTGTACGGTTTTGTAAGATACACGAAGAAGTTCGGCAGCCTCTCTCACGGTTATAAATTTCATATTCATATAATCTTATTGAGTCGTTCAAATTCTTTATCAACTTCAGATTGATATATATGCGCATATAATTGGGTAGTCTGAATATTTGTATGCCCAAGCATTTTGCTTATAACCTCAATTCTTACTCCGTTAGCCAATGCAATAGAAGTTGCAAAAGTATGTCGGGCAACGTGACTTGTCAGCTTCTTTTTTATCTCACAGAACGCACCTAATATTTTCAAATATAAATTATACTTTTGGTTAGATATAATAGGTAATTTGAAGTCATATTTCTTTAATATGTCCATAGCCTTATCCATAAGCGATATATTATAAGGCGTTCCTGTTTTTATTCTATGATCTCTTATTCTATACATTCCGTTAGCCATTACAGCGTCTTTAAAATTAAAAGCCGCCAAATCTGCATACGCCAAACCAGTATAACAGCAAAATAGAAAAATATCTCTTACACGGCTTAAACAAATGTCATCAATCTGTTTTGTTTCAATCTTGATGAGTTCTTCTTTTGTTAGAAAACGTCTTAGTACGCGCTTACCGTGATCCAACTTGAAATTTTGATATGGATTTTCCGAAATCAAATGGGCAGCGTACGCTTCCCTTACAAATATCTTCAGTATCTTGTGATAATTATATACCGAAGATTGGCACTTACATCGTTTCTTAGCAAATTCATCATATGCTCTAATATTTTCATAGCAAATATCAGCAAAGTCTTTTATTCTACCAAACTCCTTCAGCGCCTTTAGTACACATCTTTGTCTTTGTTTGGTTGAATCACTTACTTGCCGCTCACATATTCTCTTTTCCATAAAGGATAGGAATGAGCTTGTAACTTCAGACGATGAATTGCCTAAATACTGCTCTAATCTTTCAAAAGTGAAAGGAATGTTTTGGGAAGACATTTGGTAGACCAAGTCATATATCCCAGCTACCATGTCATTCAACCTTTGATTAAAAACCAATGATTGAGGGTGATTTTTGACTTTCATGTCTTTACTCCATTGATCGGAATAGAGCTTTATCCCTGTTCCGATATACTTGCGTTTCCGCTGATAGGTTATCTCCATTTGCACAGAGGCCTGATGTTTTTTGGTGGCTACATGCTTTCTATCAAAGACGAGCCGTACAGATACATTGTTCATACTTTTACTTTAAGTATGATTAATAAATGCAGATAAGGAGAAAATTGGAAGATTTCATTTGGTATCACACCCGGTATCACATTTGGTATCACACAAATATTACTTTTTGCGATACCGTGTCCTAATTTGATGCAATTACACTCTCTTTTGATACTCCTTTAGACATCAATTTATATAATGTCTAATCAATTAAATTACTGTAAACCAATAAAATAAGGAGGCTTAAACCTCCTTATTTCAAGTACACCCTCAGGGATTCGAACCCTGGACCCACTGATTAAGAGTCAGTTGCTCTACCAACTGAGCTAAGAGTGCATCGCCAATGTCTCATTTGCGGGTGCAAAGGTAGTCCTTTTATTTTATTTTGCAAACAATTCCAGGAGTTTTTTCGATGAAATCGGTATATTTTTATTCAAACTCATATAGTTCGGAAGGCGTAGTTCTCTTTAAAGCGCAGAGTTGTACGTCTTTACCTACGATGATACCTTTTTCTCTTAATTTCCATTCAACGGTTTTATAGGCCAGTTCCGGGTGATTGTTATCTTTACTTAGGTGGCAAAGCCAGATGTATTGCAGATGTTCTGTGAAATTTTCTGCAAGGAATTCTGCGGTATCAATGTTACTCATGTGTCCGGTACGACCGGTTATGCGCTCTTTCAGGTATTGGGGATAAGTACCCATACGCAGCATTTCATCATCGTAATTGGCTTCCAGTATCAAATAGTTGGCTTTGCAGATATAATGTGCTGCGGTAGGAGTTATTTCTCCGAGGTCGGTAAGAAAAGAGAATACCTTTCCGTCTATCTCGATGCAATATCCCACATTGTCCGTACCGTCATGAGGAACTTCAAAAGATTCGATACGGAAATCTTCCAGTTGCATAGGCTGTTGTTTCTCCAGATAGCGGACGGATGAATGCAACTTCTCCGTCATGCAATAACTCTTATTAATACCTTCGTGAATGCGTGCCGTTGTATAAATAGGTATATTCAGTTTTTCTCCCAATCCGCCTACCGCTTTTATATGGTCGGCATGGTCATGGGTAACAAACACCGCACGTATCATTTCCATGTTGATACCTGCCTCTTTTAATCCTTTTTTTATGGTACGGACAGCGATACCGGCATCAATAAGTATTCCGTATTTTTCTGTGCCTATATAATAGCA